ATGTTGTTGCTGCGTTACGAGCAAGTGAGAATTGTGACTGTTGTACAGAAAGAACACGACGTGCATAATATACACGCTCTGCTTTTGTTGCGTCTTCTGTTGGAGCCTGTCCAACTGCTACTAGCTGGCGCTCTGTTGGTGCAACACCAAGAGCTCCTGCTTCTAGACCAATTGTAGACTTCTTTGCGTCTGCAGTTCCTGTTACTGTTGCTGTACCTGCTTGACCGAATACTGCAAGAACGTTCTCAAGAGTACCTTCTGCAAGCTCTGTTGCGATCATAACTTCCATTGACTCCTTGAAAAGCTTTGCTGAGTCAAGAAGCTGATCTACTGTTACTGAACCGTATGATGGGTTGTAAGTAATTTGTAGACCATTGTTTGTAAATCCTACGTTTCTCCACTTTGGTGATGCTCCTGCTGCGTTTGCATTTAGAGTATCTGTGTATGAAACTGTTGCTGGAATTGCTGGTGTTGCTGCTTGGTTCTTTGTTACGAATGCTACGCCACCTGCTGATCCTGGCTCCATGTCTGCTACGTATCCAGATGTGGTTGAATCAGAAGCTGACAAGAATAGTGGAGAAGCTCCTACTAAAATATTTTTGGCTGATGCCATTTTAAAACCTCCTGTTAAATAAATATATATATATTGACTTACTGTAAAACTTTAAATCAAGCTGGCTAGGCTCATTTCCTCTTGGTATAATTTTATCTTACAATCAACTAAAAGGCAAACTAATCGAATCTGCCCGTTGCCCCAACTGTCCTAGAGTATTTGACCTCAAGTATGATATCTGCCGCCAAAAAGCCTGCTAGCTCCTCAGATGGCTCTGTGGGAGACATATCTACGATCATTGTGTTATGAAATATTATTTTATTTGTAGATTTGGAGTTATTTAGGTCTCTAGCAGAATCGTCCATTCTTCTAAATACATCCATCATCATATTTCTAATGGCATTTATTTCAGCATGGTCTATTGAGTAGATTGTAAAAGATATCTTTTCGCAACATATCATCCAGTTCTCTTCGTATGTGCTACCTATCTTGTCATAAACAATGTGGGTCTTGCCGCTTAAAAATTGACTCATTTCTGGAGCCTGCTGAACTGGGATAATTGGAATTATTGCTTCGCCCAAATTATCGCTATAATATGAATTAGGATCTAGCATATTGTTTAATTGAAGTTCTCTCCATAAATGCTTTCTAATTTCATACATTGCGTCTATATTATAGTTTGTCATTATGCTGCCCCTCCAAATTGTTCAATTAATGCTGAGTCCGCCTGTAGTCTAATTGTACCTGGACTAAAAGAATAACGCACCTTGGATATAGAAGAAGGGACTCTCATTGCTTTTTCAAACTTAGATCCAAATATGTTTTGGAACCCAGAAGCTTTTATGGAGTGAGAAACCATAGGTCCGCTAAAATATCTACTGTATGCAAGATCAAACTGGTTGGTAGAAGATCTTCCGCCTGGGCTTCTTACTGTAACTGATTTACCTTTTGGCATAAATACAACTTCTCCATCAATTTCAAATACCAGTCTTTCAGCTGATTTTGGCCTGATTGTGAGTGGCATTCCTTTTTCCATTACCGCAGCCTTATTTGCAAAGACATATCTACTTTTTTGTTTTCTATTTTTAGTAGGCACAGAAGATCTAGATAACTTAAGATCATAGTTTATTTTAAATGAAAGTCCCATTGAATCCATTCTGTTTAGCTTAAATAATCTACTAGTAGTCTGCCCAGTCTTATTCCATTCGTATACATGGTGCAATGATTTTGGCTTTGTACGTGCTTGGGAGTCTATAAATAATCCAAAGTCTTTGTCTATTTGATTAAATATGGTAGTTTTAAAAAGTCTTTGAAATGCTTTATTTGACGTAAGTTTTGCTGCAACATTAGCTTGGTAATATAAGAATGCAGATATTTGTGCTACGTTGCTATCTTTAACAACTCCAGCGGCAGATGAACCAACCATTAGTCTTTCTAGGCCAGATGCTGCTTGTAATAGTGCTACTCCGTTAGTCTCCAATTATCTGGTTCTCCGACCTTTTGGCAATTGAGTTATATGCCATAAGTGTTCCAAACGGATCTGTAATTGGTGTTGAGCTTACTATCTCAAATACTGTTGGAGTATCATTTGGGTAGTTTAATTCAAACCATATTACATTGTTAGAAGAATCTTTGATATTGGCTATCTTCTGTCTGTATGTAATTGGCGTCTGTGTTCTAATTTCTATAGTTTGAGTATTCTCATATTTAGTTGATATGGCCCTGTTATCTCCGCTTCTTGCAGTGGATGAATTAGATATCATTCCTTTTGCAAAGCACGGGATTGTTTTCTGGTATATCCAAGACTTCTTGATAGCACCAGTGTTTGGGTCCTGGTAATCTTCTTGCAGATATACATCTACCTTCATATTGAAAATAGAATCAACTAGGTTGTTCATCTTAAATAACTACCATTTTGTTTGTGACATATGGGAGTAATAGCTGATCTGCATAGTTATTGCCTGTGCCGCTAAATGCTGATGTATCATATTGGAACTGCCAGTCAAATGTCTGGATGCTCTTTATATACTTATTGCGCCATTCTTTATCTTTAGAGAAAAAGTCTTTCATTAATTCAATGCATGCAAGCTCTACTTCGTCTGGTACATTTTGCCAGCCATATCTACCAGCGACCCTGTAGGTCCCGCCATTTACAAATATGCCTCTTCCGCTATCATTAATGCTTGGAGGAATCATGCCGTTAGCATAATAAACTACATTGTCTAATGCGTTTGATCTATCAACTCTTAATCCAAATCCACTTTCAGATACTGAAACTGGCATATTTAAATTATTAACATTGTTAATAGTATCTACCAAAAGCATGTCATTTAAATAAAGCTCATGCAACTGGTTAATCTTTTGAGGCAGTGGAAGAATATCTGCTCCAGTTGAATAAACAACATTTACGTCATCATACAAATGGAACTGCTGTCCAGTGTAATTTTCAATTAACTTTCTAGCATATCTTTCTGCGGCAACTAGGTCAGCAAATGTTTTATAATTAGGGTCAGATTGATCAAACCCAAATCCAAGTGCGTCAGCTGCTTGTGTTAAATCTGCATACGGGGTAACAACAAAAATCTTATGCTCTTTTGTTACTACTTGCCCTTGAACCCGATATTCCCATACTAGCTTTAATGATCTAGGTCTGTTTGTAAGAGTCAATGGTGGGTATACGCTATATACACCAAAGTCTGTATCTACTTCTTCTGCTGTTTGCGTGTGTAAAAGAGTTGCTGGATTAATAGATGGTGCAACTGCTGGGTCTTCAGTTATGTCATAGAACTTAACTGTTGGCAATGAGTCTGCTTTGGATATGCTGCCCTTCCAAAAAACTCTTTGCTTTACTGGAGCATTTGTTCCTACTATAATTTCCATGTTGTGCGGTTAAGCTTAGCCGTAATAATCCTGTACTTCTTTTGGTGTGGCTAAACGAAACCCCTCCTCTATATCAAAAATTTCCTGAGCAGAATCTTTGTGCATTGCTACAAATGGGTGTTCCTGTGTGAACGTGTGTCCCAAGATGTCATACCTAAAGTTTGCTCTTGTCATTCTAACTAGCACAGTATCTTCTGTACGCTCTGCCTTTGGATCAAATACTGGGAGGATTTCAATTTCCTCTTTTGCATCCTCTAGATCCTTTAGTGTCTTAGCATACACTTCGTATGTGACACCTTCTTCTGCTAGTGCTGCAATTATGTCCTGCTTGTTCTTAAGTCCTTCTGTTTCAACTGCAAAATCTTCTGCAATTGCTTTTAGCTCTCCGACCTTTAATGTGTCAAAAGACATTTATTACTCCTTTTTCTAGGTAAAACCATTATAGCATTGTATAATTAAAATGAAAAGCCCCCAAAATTAATTGGGGGCTTTCCTGAGATTAATTCCTAATTAGGAAGCAACCTTAACGTTCTTTACAACTACCCAAGCGTCTGCTTGCTCGATTTGAACACCAACACGAGTATACATTGTGTACTCGATTGAGTCCTTACGTGGCCAGAAGAAGCGGTAAACTGTTACGTCACGCTTTACACCAATTACCACGTTGTTAGGGAATGTCAAGTGGACATCTCCGTGTGATCCTGATGGGCTTGCGTATGAACCAGCCTGTGTCTCTGGAAGAAGTGGAACTTCAACGATTGGAATACCAAATGCGTATGGAGCTACATATCCTGCAGGACCTCCTAGAACAGGAACATCACCACGGATAATGCCAGAGGCAATATCTTGTGGAGTAACGTTCTGGATGTTCTGTGAGTTTGAGTATAAGTAATCTTGGATCAAGTTTGATCCTGAAAGGAAGCGAAGGTCTGTACGACGTTGCTTGTACTTACGTGGAAGGGCCTTTAGCGCTGAGTTAAATACAGCACGGGAAATTCCCGCACCTGCTGCATCGACTACACGACCAGAGGTCTTAGCCTTCTTAACTACACCGTCAAATGACTTGTATAGTGCATCGCTTGAAAGGGCTGTGTCACCGTTAAGAATAACATCTTCGATGTCATTTCCTGCTTGTGTTGCCATCAAACGTGCGATGTGATCTTCAAGATCGGCACCTTCAATATTGTCTTCTAGAGACTCAGTTGAAAGTTCCCAATCCATGCGAAGCTTCTTTGTTGTTAGAGAGATCTTTGAGAAAGTTACAGCTGAGTTAACACCTGTGTTGTCTCCTTCGGATGCAAGCTTAACAAGCTTTTCTCCTACTGACATACGATCAATCTCTGTTGTGTCTGACTTCATTCGAACTGTACGTGCGACTTTTCCAATTACGGTTGAATCGAACATATAGTCTAGGAAGCGAGCTGATTGTTCTGGATTTAGAAGACCACCGTTGCCGTTTTCAGACGCTGTGTGTACTCCTGCTCCACCTGCTGTTGATGCAAAACCAGCTGTGGCTGTTGTGCCTGCTGCGATTGCTTTTTCTAATGTTTCATTGCTCATATAATTCACCTACCCTAGTTAAATATTTCGTTTACGGAACCGAGGAAAGAACCGTTCCATTTTGATTTGTTTACTGCTGGTGCAACAGACCCGCCAAGGTCTGAGGACTTCTTGATTGCTGTATCGCCTTCTACGGCATCTACACGCTTTTGAACACCATCAATGGTGCCCTTTATTTCTGTGACAGCGGCACTAAGTGCACTGTGCTTTTCTGCTAACTCTGTAATTTGAGCATTTACGCTCTTGCTAAAAGTCTCTACAGTTTCTTTGATTTCTGAAACCTGTACTGCATTTGCCTCTGTAGCCTTGCTAAGAGTATCTGCAAAGAATCCCTTTAGGTCTACTAACATTTTTGCAAAATCAGGTTCTTCAACTGCAGCATCTGCTTGAGGAGCATCAACTGACTTAAAGACATCTACAGAAGCAGAGTCTGCATCTTCCACTGAGTTAACAGCGTTTGGTGCATCTTCGACTGCAGGTGCATTAGATGCCACTACGGTCTCTTCAACGATTGCTGTTTCTGTAATTTCTACTACTGAATCTTCAGCTATTGCGTTTAGTTTTTCCACTTCATTACCTCCTTGTACGTTTACCTGTTTTGCTATTGTTTGTATTCCAGGCAACGGAACTCTTGACTTCTTAAATGAAGCAAGAATCTTATCTATCTCTTTTGATTTGTTTATGTCTGAGCTTTCGACCCATCCAATTAGCGTAGCTTCTTTTCCAGTAACTGGAGAAGAGTATGTCTTGTCTGTTGAGATAAAAACAGAGTCGCTTTCTTCACAATAAAAAATATTTTCTGTAACTACATCTGCAGCCATTCCCTTGAATACAAGTTGGCCGTTCATCTTTTCAATTGATATGATGTTACACATTTCATTTGCTGGTGAATCAACAATTGATAATTCTATTAGATCGTAATCCTTAATAAATCTTACAGTCTCTCCTGTTGACTTATTCATTTCGTTGTCTGACTCTTTAATCTTTCCGCCGATTGAAAAACCTGAAAGTGTTCCGTCAAGAACCTTTTCCCATGTATCTTGTGCGCCTTTTGAGATGTACGATGTAACATACACTCCGTTATAAAACTCTTTTGACTTTTGATCATAGTATGTTTCTGGTTTGAAAGAAACTACTTTGCCTACAGCTAGTGGCTGATGCATCTCTCTAAGATTGCCTCTAAAACTTTCAAATGCCTTCATGCTTGCTTCTGCTGTTACGACATCACCTGTTTGATCTACGTTGTCTAGTGTAGCGAATCCAGAAACAGTTCTGTTCTCCCTATTCACCTTTGTGAACGGGACAGATAAATGAATGTTTTGGCCGTTTGTGGACCATTGGGCTTTTTCAATGTTCATATGCTTAATTTTAATGGTTTATCTACTATAATGCAAATAGCAGTTGATTAGGTTTAGTCAACCTTTTTTCCGTCACCTTTTGCATTTCTGCCTTCTCCGACCTTATCGGAAGATGCGGCAGATCTTTCTGAATCCCTTGCCCTAGTTTTGCCAGCGGTTGCTTTTTGGTCAGCAGCTTGCTGTGGCTTTAATTCAACCATTTCATCTCCGCCATCAACAGGAATCATTCCTTTTCTAATTCTAACTTCATTAGGGGTAATAACCTGCATTCTTAAATATCTTTCGTCTATTTGAGACTGAGTATCTTCGTCAGTTAAAGTCAACTCTTCAAATTTAATTTTTAATGCATCTGTCTTTTCTTCAATTATTGAATTAATTCTTTTTTCAAGTCTCATTTGAGCTGGTCGGCAAACCTGCTCTTTAAATGTTTTATCTGCGTCTCTAGCATTTGCCAAGGACACACCTTCTGGAACACCAATTTTATTAATTGGAACTCTGTGTGCCAATAGAATTTCATCTCTATTTGATTGTCTATAAATATTAAATGAGGACTCTTGGGCACCAGCTTCAACTGGCTCCATTTTAAATTCAACCTTATTGTCTTGAGTGTCGGCTGGTAGAGGGATATATAGTGATCTGTGGTTCTTTCCTTTTAGTCCAACCTGGAAGAATTCAAGCAATTTTCTTTCTGACTCTGGAGAAAGCTTTGCTCCCTTAACTGTGATGATATATCTTGGAACCGCTTTATTTTCAAAATAATCTAGGTTATATCTGCCAGCAAATTCGTTTCCTGCAAGTGACATCTGGGCTGCTACAATATCTGGAATGCCGTAGTAGTTATTCATTGGGGTATATTTCTTTAAATGAATTATTTCGTTTGGTCTATCTTCTGAATCACCAATTGGATTAACGGTTTCTGTATCTCCAAAGTTTCTAAAGAATACAGCCTTGCCATAAAGCAATTGCATAAAGCCATCTCTAAGTCTTCTTACACGCATAGTCTTTGCTGGGATATGCCCAATATATCCAATATCTCCGCCTGTAGTTCTACCTACTTCAAGGTAGCCGTTACCAGTTGCTTCTAGGTCTGTATAGACCTTTATCAATGTTTCAGTAAACGTATCTTCTTGGTTTGTTGCATCTAGCCAATCTTGAAGATCCTGCTTTAACTTATTAAGCTTTCTACGTGCTCTATCTAATTGCTTGTCATCTGTTATTGCATCGATAGCATCGTTTGTCTTTCTTGTTTCCATAAAGGAATATCCAAGACCAACAATATTTGCTACCTTGGCATTAATGGCTGCATAGTTGTATGTTGAAACTTCATATATCTGAGAAAGGTATTCTAGATTATATACTGGTTGAACAAGGTCGAACATTGCATATCCAGTAACTGCTGACTGCAATAGATTCTGTTGTGTGCCTGATCCATCTTTACCAGTAAATGATTTTGTAAAATCTCTATTTACTTTTCTTTTAAAATTTGTGCCTAGGCCTCTTACTTTTTTAAGGTCATCAATACCAATAGCAAATGGGTCTACGTGTTCTTTCTCTTTCTTAAATGAGAATAGGTCTGAGCTATTTTTAACAGATACCTCGTATGTATCTTCTGGTCCGTCTTCTAAAAATTGTGTCATTTTACTGCTCCCCCTCTTAGTATTGAATCTTTGTATTCTCCAATATCTAATGTATCTGGAGTAAGTCCCCATTTAAGTCTTTCGTTCTGATGTTCAAATTCTTCATCATCAATTTTTCTTCTACCCGAAAGGAATTTCGGCTGTCCCTCATAAATACCATAGTGTCTAACTGAATCTGCGAGTGCAGCTATTTTTGATCTATTGCCTTTAGTTGATGTTATAGAAAGGAAATTGCCATCATCATCACCGATCCATCGGCCATCTGGCATTTCCCATACGTATATGCCTAGGCGTGTCTCTTCAATGATTTGACTTTTTTGATTTAAGATTTCCATATGTTAACCAGTTTACCATTATTCCTAACAAAAGTCCATCTTCTGTACCAGTCTGTGACAATATTTTTAATATATTGTAGGCTATACGTCAAAAGATCTTGTGAAGTAGGCTGTGTTGTCTCGGCCAGTAGCACTTTCTGAGAAAGTTATGCCTGGGTCTTGCACGGTAAATGAATTTTCTGAACAATATAGCTTATAATTCTTTAAGGCTTCTAGAGCAGTAAATGGGGTTTCATAAAATGCTAAATTGCTGTAGATATTAGATCCACCATATTCAGAACCGCTCTGGTTTTGGTTCATCTTAATCCCTGTGGCAATTGCGCTTAAGACTATTAGTACGTGATGGGATACCCCGCTTAAAAAGAAGTCGGATACATTGGTAGAAGATGTCCTGTTTATTCCATTAACGTATATTGCGCTAATTCCGCTCTTTGTTATTGCTCCTGCATTAGTCCAGCTAAAAGAGGCCGCAGTCGATGAGAACAAAACATTCTTTCCTTCTCTTGGAGTAAAAAACATTTCAATGGTTCTTGGCTGTATTGGAAGATCTACAGAGAATCCATGTCCTGAAGTCATAGATAGGCCATTGTATTTATTTTGCATTCTTACTGGATAGTTGTAATATCCAAGTGAATAATCATAGTCGGAATAAACTTTGCCTCCGCCATTATCAGAATAAAAATCTTTATCTGAATATAAATCAATTTCTAATTTATCAAAGTAGGGTAGGTCAAAAGAGGAGTCGAGTGTGGTCATTGTAATTCGTATGTCTAATATTGGACCAGACAAGTTTTCATTTTTGTTATAGTATGGCAAGACAGAATTGTTTTTGCATGGCGCCCAGGCTTGTCCTGGAACTTTAACCTCTATTAAAATGTTATCTACATCTTGCCCGTAAGATATTCTAGAAGAAACAATGTTCTCTGGGTTTGGCACATAAAGTCTTTCTTCAAATACAAAAGTTTTTTCTTCTACTAATTCTGTCTGGGCAAATTCTATTCTTTTATAGGTTGGATTATAGTATGCATCTCCTGAAACTATAGTGTCTAAAGATTTAAGTCCAGGATATCTGTAAGATACTGATGGCTTTAGGGATACAGAGTTTAGTGAAAATAAAGTTCCGTTTTTAGAATAAACAATCTGTGAATATTTAGTTTCTTTATAGCCAACCAAATAGTGAGATAAAATCTTTGTGTCTTCAATTTCATAATTATAGATTGCTGCCGAATCTACTACAAATCTCTTTCCAGTATTTGCTGGACCAATATTAATAGTAATTAATTCATTTGTAAATTTAAATGCTGTTGTGATAATTTTTTCAGAAACCAGTAATCCGTTTATATACAAAGACATCTTGTCTTTAGAAAATATACCGACTATATGCATTACTTGATTTTTACTTACTTTGTACCATACTGTTTCTTGCTCTGTACATTTAAATATTACATTTTCATTTTTATAAAATAGGCCTATTTTATTTGTTGCGTCTCCAAGAATTAAATACTCTTGGCTATCTGATACGTCTGGACTAAACCATATTTCAAATGAGAATGGGCTGTCTGGGTTCTTGTATGTAGCAATGCCTGGGGCTTTTAGTGATAAGTCTATGTCATTATTAATTTCTGTTCCTCTGACTCCCGCCCCAATTATAGGCAAGACTTCCATTGCAGAAGCATTTATTGCATATCCTTCCATACCATTACCAGAATAGTCTTTTATTGGAAGTCCACTTATTGCTGCATACGAAACGCCATTATCTCTTAAATCAGCATATGTGGCATATTGTGTTGTTAGGTTGCTGTATACTCCAGCAGTTCCAGAACGGACTTCATCTAATAAGAAAAAAGAAAGTGGATTATCTTTTAAGACAGTGTATTTGTATGACATGTCTTAGATCTCTTCTAGTGCTTTAACTCTCGCTGTAAGCTCTTGTACTGCTTTAATTAATGGAGCAATAAATTGGTCGTATCTAAGTCCCTGCATAGAGTCTTCTTCTAACATATCCATTTTTACCCAGCCTGCAAAATCTGCAACTCCAGACTCATCTAAAGCTGTTTTTACTTCTTGTGCAATAAGTCCATAGTGGGTTCTTGATCCAGGAATTGAAACAATATCTCCGTCTACTATTTCTTTGCCGCCTTCAATAAACTTATAGCTTACTGGATTTAATTCATTTATAAAATTAAGGCCTAGCTGAGATGGTGCAATTTCAGTTTTTAATCTTTGATCTGACGTATTGATAGTTCCAGTGTTAGAGTATATTGTTTTCCAAAATCTGTTTGATGTAACTCCATTTGGTGTATCTGTTGGCTGCCCTAAACTATAAAGGTTATTTGCCAAAGGATACCAGTTAGAGTTTACGCCAAACCCAGTTGAGGTTGGTATGTTTAAACTTATTGTTGTTGGCACTGGATCTATAGTTGCGCTTGATCCAGGAATTCCTTGTGGTCCAGTGGCACCTGTGGCACCAGTTGCTCCTCTTGGAATTGTAAATGCAAAAACTGCTGCTGTACTTGTGCCAGTGTTTGTAACTGAAGCATTTGTTCCAGCTGCACCAGTTGTAGTCGTTCCAACCGCAAGCGTGGTAGGACCCTGCGGGCCAACTGGACCCTGTATTCCTTGTGGGCCTTCTGGCAAAACTAAATTTAATGTCTGTGTAGGTGAGGTTCCAGTAATTGTTGCTGATGCTGTACCGCCCTGTGCTACAGTTCCAATAGACAATACATTTGAAGGACCTGGACCGCCAATAATACCATCAATTCCTCTAGGCAAAGTTAGATTTAATATAGCTGCTGATGAGGTTCCAACATTTGTAACTGCTGCTGGAGTACTTGCGCTAACGGTAGTTACTGTACCTATTGCTAAGGTGCCTGAAGGGCCCTGTGGGCCTGGATTAGCAGCAATGAAGGTTGCAATGTCAGCACCAAGGTTTCCAAGGTCTCTAGGGACGTCTGGGGTGTCTGTATAGTCTGGAAATCTCCAGCCGTTTACTCCTGTGCTCATTTTTTTATTATACCACCGATCTACTTAATATATACGTGTGCGGGGCTCATATATCTGGTGCCAGAAATAATTGGCTTTACTTCATGAATATATGGCTCCTGCGAAGGAAACATTATCATGCTTCCAGCTTTTGGCTTAACGGTAACATTGTGATTTGGAAAGCTAATTTCTCCGCCTTCGTAGTCGTCGTTTATATATGCTACCAAAGAAAATGCTAGATCTGCATTACCATCTTGTCCGTCAAAATGTGGACCCATAGACTGTCCTTCATTCCAAGCCTTAATAGTGGTGTTATCTAAATTTAAATTATATTTACTTTTATCCAGCTTGTGTCCTTCTAGGTATCTATCGGTACACATTTCAAATGCCATTAGAAAGCTATTTGCTATATACAAAGTTTTTTTATCTACCATATCTGATCCAGTAGATTCTTTTAACTTAGATTTATTAATATTTTTTGTTTTTCCGTAAATTAATTCTTTGTCATCGCTTGCTGTCCAATTTTCCCATTTAGATATTCTAGAATAAGACTGTGGCTCTTCATCAATTTTGTCAATAAATACTTTTAGCTCTTCTGGAAAACTTAATGCATTTTCCCAGTACCAAATTTGTGGTCCAAGAACCTGAAGGTCAAACATTATAAATTGTTTAAACTCAATATTGTTTTGCATTATTCTACTTCCTTGGCTGAATATTTTTCTCCAGATGCAGTAATTCTTAGTCCTTGGTTACGAATATCTTCCCACTCGGTAGCCTCTACCTTTTGATACGCTCTTACTTCAGCAAGCTCTTCTGCCCACTTATCTCTTACCTCTTGTGGGTAATCTGATTCTTCTCTGTCATCCCAAAAAGATCCGAGTGTATATCGAATTGCTTTCTTTACTGTTGTAACTTCGTGAGTGTTTTCAAATCCTCCAGCAAATGTGGCCATGCTTCCAGTCTTTGGAACAATCGTTAGCCCATGCTTAAAATTTAAAACTCCATCTTCAAAGTCATCATTTAAGTAAATAAATGTTGCGTATCTGCTTCTTGTAAATGCACCAGAGTTGCCTTCATTATCTGTGTTATCTGAATGCATATTTGCAAATGCGCCAGGTGCCCATCTCTGAGAGTGCCAACTAATTTGTGACATTTGCTCAGGATTTTTACCAGCCATATCGGCTGTTGCGTCAATTACTCTTTGTCTTAGTACTTGAAAAAAATCTCCTGGCAATCCGCAAGCAATTGTATCTGGATCATTGACTTCTGGCATACCAGATGAATATGATTCATAGAAAGAAATAGGCATCCACTTCAATTCTTCTTTTTGCATTTTTATGTCTAGGACTTTAATAATTGCAGCGCACTCTTCTGGAGTCAAGAAATTGTCATATACAACTATATCTGATTTATGTCTTGTTACAACCATGTCTCTTTCCATTATTTATTTTCTCCCTTTATATTAGCAAGATCATCGTAAAATGTTGGTACACCATTTTCCAAATATCTCATGTTTCTTGGGTCTTCGTGCTTAATTCTTTCCGCTTCCATCTGAGCCCACTTATATGCCCCATAAGTCTTTTGGTTGTTTAACCATTCTTTTGTTCCATCAAATGGTGTCATAACAAAGTTTCTTACAAAGAACTTCTCGTTATTTTCAATAGTTTTAACTCCGTGATAATATGGCTCTGTAGATGGGAAAACTAAAATATCTCCAGAAACTGGCTTATGATTAATAAGCTTACCGTCTACAAAAAATTCAATGTCACCACCATCGTAGTCATCATTTATATACATTGTACAAGTTATAAAAAATTTGTCTCCAGGCATATCTTTTTGAGATGTTATATGATCTGTATGATACTGCATTGTCATTTTGTTATCTAAAGTGTTAATTTGTGGATTATACTTTGAGTATGAGCATCCGCTAAATCTCTTTTCTTTAATAAACATTTCATCTGACTGCTGATCATCAGATATCTCCATTGGATTCTTTTTTTGTGTATAAGTGCCAAAGTGTGCCCATGGATCCCATGTCTTTAAAAAATGCTTGCCCTCTGAAGTTCTTTCAGACTCTTTCATTACTTCGTACATTTTTTGTGGATCAGTAAGAACATCTCTGTAAACTTCTACATTTGGATAAATCTCTATATAATTTAAGTTACTCATGGTTGTCTGTCTCCTGTATGTTTAGATATCGTCCAAAAGAATGGAGATGTAAATCGGTTGCCAGATTTTACTGGCCTTACCCCGTGAGTATAATTCATGTCTCCTGGGAAAAAATATGCTGCTCCTGCTACTGGCTGAAATTCAATTCCGTGTTGTGGGAAATAAAGTTCTCCACCTTCATAATCATCGTTAAAATAAAAAAGGCCAGCTAAATCGTACCACGGGAAATCATTTGGTCTTCCCTTTTCTGGACCAGAATGAAATTCTTTATCTGCGTGAGGCTCTTGTCTTGCACCTATTGGCCACTTAACAATTGCTGGACCAGTTTCTTTTGCGTCAACATCAAAAAATTTATCTACTTCAATCTTTAGTCTGTCAATCATGCTATAAATAAGTTCTAGTATGCTGGGATCTGAAGCTCGCAATGAGTTCATTGTACATACTCTATCTTCCCAAATTTTGTGATCATACAAGACTAGTCCGTCTTCATCAACGTGAGTTTCAGTTACATCCCAAATTTTATTAGATAAGGCAAAGTCCATCAATCTTTTTCTTTCTTCTAATGAAAGAAAGTCTCTTATTTCAACAATGTTGTCTATGGAGTTGCCAAAAAAACCAGAGGGTGTAATAGATACTGGTCTGTTGTCATGCCATTCGTTTTGCGGTTTCATTTTATCTTCTTCCCCTGGTAATTAATTTTACCATATTGTGGTTTATAATCTTTATTTGTCTTTATTTTCTTTATTTACAACTAGCCTTAATGCCTTTACCTGATGCTTGCCTATAGCATTTTTTAAATGGTCTACGGCATCTCTGTAAAAATTTGACCATACCCCAGATCTATTTAAATCATAAATTATCTCAGAGTATTTGTCTGAATCAAACTGGCTGGCTGGCATAGTAGACATTGACTCAAAATTTATCTCAGAGCCTTGAAGGGATGCTAGATCAATTGGTAGAATGGCTATTATTGGGGTTCCAGCCTCTATTGTTAGAATTTCATTTGGCTTAGTAATCATCCAGGCCACTGGGATTTCTCCCCTAAAAAAAGAAGTGCTGATTAATGTTGTAAATGGTACAGCGCCATCAAAAAATAAATTTGGGACTGGCATAGAAAGCATGCTTAAATTATCTTCTGTTTTAAACATAAGCCCAGTGTTAAAACTTATAGTCCCGTTAGCTCTACCTGCATATGCATATTTTTCTCCAGATAAAATTTTAACATGATCTGGGCTAGCATCGCTTACTCCGTCCCAAATAAAGCTTATATCCTCTGGGAATGATATTGACCAGCCAAGCTGATTAGTTAGTCCTACTGGAAAACACTTGTATGCGTGAGCTTCCCAAGTATTATCCATCCATTTTCTTTTTATAGAAAGCGGTTCTACTATTCCGTAACCATCTCTTATCTCCCAAGCCTTTATGTTATGCATAGGGGTTTTTGCCAGTCTTAGCGTCTTCCTCTACCCACTTTGATCTCATCTCCATAAATTCTTGTCTGTGCTGATGATCGTTATAGTCTAACATTGTAACAATTGAAAATTTCATTCCAGATTTTACTGGCATAGCTCTATGAGAAAACAAATATGTTGATGGGAAAATGTATAGGTCTCCAGCTTGTGGTTTAATATCAAGACCTATTTTTGGAAAATATAAATTTCCGCCTTCGTACTCATCATTAACATATGCTACAAGAGAAACTGTGGCACTGTAAGAAAATCCATGGTCTGCGTGTTCTTGAAAATGCTGTCCTTCTCCATAACGAATACAGTTCATAACTTCCCAGTAATTCATTTTTACATTATGCTTTGCACAATAATCTTCTACTGCTGGATTTTGAGATTTTTTTAGATCTTGCCACAAACTAGAAACTAGTTTTTCTGTTTCTGTTCTAGGATTTGGTATGTCGCCAACCTTAATATCTTCACAGTCTCTGTAGTCTGGCCTTTTTTCGCTATAGCCAACAAATCCAAAGGTCCAAAGAAATCTGGAATCGTTGTCTTTAATTGCTGACTCGCCTATTTCATTAAGTCTTTCAATAACATTTAATTCTTTTTTAATTGCGTTTCTATATACCCAAACGCCTGGGAAAAGCTCTTCTTTTGAAGAAAATTTATATTTATCATTTATGTTATCCATAATATTTATTATAGCATTTAAAAATTCATATTGTCAATAAGAAAGGGAGCAGATTGACTGCTCCCTCTCTTATTATACGCTTATTTTTAGTTTCTAATTATAAACGATTGTCCTAGGACTAATACGTCTGGGTCGGTAAAGAATCTATAAACTATAGAGCTTACATCTACTGTATCGACTGACTCTACTGCCAGATACTTAATTTCTTCATCAGATCTGTAAACTATCTGATCTCCAATTTGTATGCCCGCTGGGGTAACAAATTTATAAGTATTTCCTCTGAGTGCTAGAATTTCTTCTTGCAAAGAGAATCTTGCGGTATCGTCATTGTTAATCATAAATGTTTCATTCTGCAATGTAGCTTGTATTGAGAATATCTTTGACTCAATTACTTTTGCGTTACCAAGATGTGTATCTTCCCAAGTTGCTGGGTCGTACTCACCTTCATTTGGCAATTTATCAAATGACAAGCTTATTAGCATATCTCCAATTTTTATATCTTTAGCCATCTTATAGCCTTCAGATGTAAGTATTAAAGTGTCTTCATTTATGCAACCGAATCTTGGTGGGGCAAAGAACCCTGGTGGGAAGAACGGTGGGAAGAATGGTGGGAAGAACGGTGGGAAGAATGGTGGGAAGAACGGTGGGAAGAACGGTGGGAAGAACGGTGGTGAGAAGAAGCTTGGTGGGAAGAATGGTGGTGAGAAGAAGCTTGGTGGGAAGAATGGTGGTGAGAAGAAGCTTGGTGGAAAGAACGGTGGTGAGAAGAAGCTTGGTGGAAAGAACGGTGGTGAGAAAAAGCTTGGTGGGAAGAACGGTGGGGCAAAGAACCCTGGTGGGAAGAATGGTGGGAAGAACGGTGCTTGTGTAGTAACGGTATTAGTGTTATTAGAAGCAGCTGATCTTCCGTTTGCATTGTCTGCATATACGTTATAATACTGAGAAGTATTGGCGGCATCATTAATAGATGTTGATGTAGAAGCTGTATTACCAGATGTTCCATCGTTTCCAGCTACATAATAATTTGTTATTGCTGATCCACCATTATTTGGAGCTGTCCATTGGACTGTATTTGCATTAACTCCTGCAGTTGCAGATGCAGCACTTGGCGCATCTGGTACTGTTGTGACTGTCACAGAATTAGATGCTGCAGATGGAGCTGATGTTCCTTCTGCATTTGTTGCTGTTACTGTAATAGTTGTAACTGCACCTACACCAAAACCAGTTATAGTTAATGGTGAAGATGATCCTGTTGCTGTGTGAGTAGTATTGTGTACGCTACAAAAACCAGATGCTGTAAATGATGTTGCGGCATAAGGCCCTTCAGGTGTAAACGTTACTGTAACTGCACCATTGCCATATGGGCGATTTGTGCCAACGTTTGTAGCTGTTCCTATTGTTGGTGCATAAGGGGCTAAAAAGTCATTTGATGACTGGCTCATTCTACCTACTTGTTTTGACATTTATATATCTCCCTTATCCTATTACGCTGAAAGGTCTCCGAAGACCAACCATCCGCTTGAAATTTTTAATGCTGTTACAACTGAATTTGTTGTTCTGAACTTTAATCCTGGAGTTCCTACAACGCCGTTTGTTGAAGCAAATGATGCGCCAGTTCCAGTCTGTTGCCAGAAATCAATTGATTGTCCCATTGAATATCCTGTTGCAGGAAGAGTAACTTGCTGAGCTCCAGTTAAAGCTACAAATTTATCTTGTGAATTTAATGGAAGCACATCGCCAGCTGCAAGCCCAGTAAACTCTGTGATAGAGGGAACTCCAGCTCGTGTCTGTGTTCCATCTGAGAACGCAATTCCTGCTGCTGCAACTGTTACTGTTCCAGTAAATGTTGGGCTAGCGATTGGTGCTTTTAATGCAACGCTAGATGTTATAGTTCCTGCAAAGTTGGCGTCATCACCAAGTGCTGCTGCAAGTTCATCTAGTGTATTAAGTGCTGCTGGGGCTGCTGCAATTACTGCATTTACCTGAGCTGTTGCATCTGCAATAGCTTCTGACTTAGCAGTTGCAATTGCAGAGTTACGACCTGAAACCTCTGTTGAAATTGCACCTGAAAGTGCTGCTGCTGCTGTGGCTTCTGCTGCTGCTTGAGCTGCGTTGGCCTTAGTTGTAGCGTCAGTTGCTGCTGCTGCAATTGCTTCTGACTTAGCAGTTGCTACTGTTGTAGCAGTTGCAAGTACTGAAGTATCTGCGATTCCGTGAATATTGGTTGTGTCTGATTCGTGATTTGAAAGTGCTGTTGCTGCTGTACCAATTTGTGTCTGCACAGAAGATGTAATTCCGTCTAGGTATCCAAGTTCTGTTGCAGAAAGATTTCCAATTGATGTTGTATTTGGTAGAACTACTGTGCCTGTAAATGTTGGAGATGCAATTGGGGCCAGCGCTGTTAAAGATTCTCCTAGTCCATCAATTTTACTTTGAGCAATTGCTGCTGTAGGGCTAATGTCTGCGTTTACAATTGTTTCATTTGTAATTTTAGCTGATGTAATTGCGCCGTCTACAATCTTTGCTGTATCAACTGCGCCATCTGCAATCTTTGTACCATTTACTGCTAAATCGGCAATCTTTGCTGCAAGAACTGCTCCGTCAGCAATCTTTGCTGAAGTAACAGCTAGAACTGCAATCTCGTCTGTAGTTACTGCAGATGTTGCTATCTTTTCTGTTGTAACAGCATCTACTGCAATCTTTGCTGAAGTAACAGCTAGACCTGCAATCTCGTCTGCAGTTACTGCAGATGTTGCTATCTTTTCTGTTGTAACAGCATCTGTTGCAATCTTATCTGCGGTTACTGCGGATGTGGCTATTTTCGCTGTTGTAACAGCAAGTCCACTAATTTCATTTGTTCCAACTGAGTCATCACCTAAATGTGATTGAGCAATTGAGTTTGCTGCAATTTTGTCTGATGTAATTGCTCCGTTTGCAATCTTAGCATTAGTTACTGAGTTAGCTGCTATTTTGCCTTCTGTTATTGCATTTGCTGCAACCTTTGCTTCTGTAATAGCTCCATCTGTAATTTTAGATGATGCTACAGCATTTACTGCAATGTTTTCACCTATAATTGATGAGCTTGGAAGAACTACTGTTCCAGTTAATGTTGGATTATTAAGAACAGATTCTGTTGATTCTAGTCTTCCAACTGCTATAGCGTCTAATGATCCTTGTGTAAAGTTAACTGTAGTTGTAGGCTGTGCTGTAACGCCCTTAAACAACTTCCACTTATCTTCTGAAGCGTCACGGACAAATCCTGTGTGATTAAATACTCCAGTATTATGTCCAACAACAAAGCCTAAGTCTAACATTCCAGACTGATTGCCTTTTGCCATTAAAAGAAGTGTATCTTGAACTTCAAAGTTTTCTGTATTAATAGTTGTCATTGTTCCATTAACCGCAAGGTTACCGCTGACAACAATGTCGTTGGCAAATATGTCGCCAGTTGTTGAAATATCAGTTGTAAGAGAGTTCAAAGGAAGTTCTGATTGTAAAATTTTAGTATTTGAATCTAATGAAGCAACTCCACCAGCAGTTCCTCTATCTCCTGTTTCTAGGTATCCTGAAAGAGAATTGCTTACTGTATTTACTGCAGCATCTGTGTAATCTTCTGCTGCGTCTCTTGCTGCCGCTGATTTTGTAGTAGCATCTGTTGCTGCTGCTGCGATTGCGGCTGCTTGTGCTGCGCTAGCCTTGGTTGTAGCGTCAGTTGCTGCTGCTGCGATTGCGGCTGCTTGTGCTGCGCTAGCCTTGGTTGTTGCTTCTGAAGTAGCAAATGTTTTAGTTGCAACTACATCTGTATCAACAGTTATAGTAATTGTATTTGCTCCATCGTTATAAGTCTTTGTTAGTCCTGCGCCCATTGTTAAGGCTGTGTTTATAGCATCCTGGGAAATTTCACCAATTGCTACATCTGAGTTGTTGGCATATGCTAGGGCTGTCCATGTAGCTGTTCCATTACCAAACTTAAATAAATTAGTGTTTGTTTCAACACCCATTTCACCTGCAGCTAATATTGGATTTGCTGCGGTCCATTCAGAGGCTGTACCTCTTCTTACTTGAATTCTTACTGTTGACATTATGCCACCCCTTTAAATTGATATATTGAAATTATAGCATTTAAACCTTTATAACTTAACATTATGCTACTAATGCTCCTGAATCAAACGTCATTCCAAACTCGGCGGTTGAAGGATCTCCTCCAGAAACATACTTGCTTGTTCCTGATGTTATGACTCCATTTGCCTGTACTATATATGTTGGCTGCCCATTGTAATCAATAGCCAGTCCGACATCCATAAATGAAAGCATTTCTGCTTCATTTGGAATTTCTGAATACAAAGCTATAGGCTGCCAAGTTCCATCAATTTGGACTTGTAGCCTATTTGTTGCTGTATCAAAAGATATTGGGGCTGTTCCTAATACAATACTAGAGTCAAACGTCGCAGTGCCTGCTACATTTAACCCGTTCTTTACTCTAAAGTTCTTATTTACTGTTGCCATTTAAGTTCACATATCCCCTAATTGTTTTTGGTGGGGTTTTGAAAGGACCCCATACCTTTTATTTAATTATTTAAGAAGTGTTCCAGATACTTTAACTGTTGAGTTATCTACTGGAGTTACTCTTATTCTTACATTTGAACCTGATACATCTGCTGTAATAGTTCCTCTTGATCCATTAGTTCCGACAATTGCATATTCTGTAATTGCTACGTTATCTGATGCATCTAGTGTTATTAAAACTTCTGAAACTTCGTTATGTGTTGCGTTATCAATCTTAACAAGAACCTTAGCTGAGCGATAGTCTGCCTTTGCCCACTCATAAGCTGTTCCAGCAACTGATGCTGTTCCAGAAGATGAAGCCGCAAACTGCTTGGCTTGATCATTTACGTTTAACGCTGTAAATGCTGTTGTTCCTGCTTGCTGTGCTGCATTGGCTGCTGCTGCTGTTGCTTCTGCTGCTGCCTGCGCTGCGTTAGCCTTTGAAGTAGCGTCTGTTGCAGCGGCTGCTTGAGCGGCGTTAGCTTTAGTTGTAGCGTCAGCTGCTGCTGTCGCTACTGATGCTGCG